GCGATCCAGCGCGAAGTCGCCGTGACGCGTAATGATGCGGTCGGCTTGGCTGATCTTTTGCCGGAGTTGCTTGATGAGTTTGTCGACACCTTGGATGAGGGCGCTGGTTGAGGGTGTCCGCAAGGGACTCGCCGGGCTCTACAAAGAGCCGCCGCGAACAGCGGTTGAATGGGCCGATGAGCATTTCTATCTGTCGTCCGAGTCGTCATATCAGGAAGGCGATTGGACGACAGCACCGTTTCAGGTCGCGATTCTCAATGCGATGGGCAACGACCTGATCCGTGAAGTCAACGTGCTGAAGTCGGCGCGGGTTGGCTACACCAAAATGCTGGTGGCCAACATGGGCTACAAGGTCCAGCACAAGAAACGCAATGTCATCGTCTGGTGCCCCACCGATGGCGATGCGGACGGCATGATGAAACGGCACATCGAAACGATGATCCGTGACAGCCCCGTGGTGCGCGCCTTGGCCCCTTGGTATGGGGTAAAGCATCGCGATAACACACTGGATGAAAAACGCTTCGATAACGCCAAGATGTTGTGGTGCCTGGGCGGCACGGCGGCGAAAAACTACCGGGAGAAAAGCCCGGATGAAGTGATTTATGACGAGCTGTCGAAGTTCAACGCGGACATCGAGGGCGAGGGGGCCCCGACCATTCTTGGCGACAAGCGCTTGGAAGGTGCCACGTTCAAAAAGTCCATACGCGGATCGACCCCGACGACAGTGGTGGTCGCTGACGACAATGAGGAAACCTCGGGGGAGGGTTGCCAGATCACGCGGGCGGCCAACGATTCCCCGCACTTTCTGCGCTTCAACATCAAGTGCCCGTGCTGCGGTACCGAGCAATACCTAAAGTGGGGTGACCCGGCTACGCCGTTCGGTATCAAGTGGGCGGTGGATGAGCTGGGGCAGGTAACCAAGGCCTGGTACCTGTGCGAGTCCGGCCATGGCTGTACCTTCGAATACCACGAAATGGTCGCGGCATCGGTCAACGGTCGCTACATCTGCGAGCGGACCGGTATCTGGACGCGTGATGGCATGGACTGGTTCACCGATGTGGACACTTCAATGCCGTCGCCGCGTTCGGTGACTTTCCATATCTGGACGGTGTACTCGGAGTTTGTGACCTGGGCCGAAGTGGTCACGGAATGGCTCAAGATCAAAAAGGACCGGGGCAAGCTCAAAACCTTTGTCAACACCACGCTGGGCGAGGCGTGGGAAGAGGACCAAGGCGAGCAGCTGGAATGGCAGCAGTTGCACGCGCGCCGGGAGATTTACCCGCAAGTGCCGGGCAAAGCGGTTGCCCTGTTCGGCGGTATTGATACCCAAGATGACCGCTATGAAGGCCGCGTCTGGGCGTTTGGCGCAGGTGAGGAAGCGTGGTTGGTCCATAAGTTCGTGCTGCAAGGTGACCCGGGCAGCATCGAGCTACGGGCCAAGGTCGGCATCGAGATCCACAAGACCTTCACCCGGGCAGATGGCACGGTGATGGGCGTCGAGCGTTGGTGTTGGGACCAAGGTGGTCACTACTGCGATGAAGTGCGTGAGGAATGCATCAAGCACGGCACCCAATGGGTGATCCCTGTGTTCGGTGCCTCGACCTACGGTAAGCCGATCGCGACCTGGCCGCGTAAGAAAACCAATGTCAAAGGCGGACGTGTCTACCTCGTCGAAGTGGGAACCGACAATGCCAAAGAGCTGATTTACGGCCGTCTCAAGATGCAGCCAGACAGCTCGGGCGCGCCTGTGCCTGGCTGTATCCACCTGCCTGCCAACGAGATGATTTGCGGCGAAGACGAAATGCGGCAATTGACCGCCGAGCGCCGTAAGTGGGTGATCGTCAAACACCAGCGCGTCCAGCGCTGGGATGCCGGCGGGCGACGAAACGAAGCGCTCGACTGCCTGGTGTACGCCTTGGCGGCGTTACGCATAACGCAGCAGCGCTTTGGTATGAACCTCGACCTGCTCGCGCAGCAGTTGCCGTCAGGCACCTGGGCGGTGCCGATGAGTCACGAGCAGAAAAATAAACCGGCTACCGTTGCCGCTCTGACACCGGCCACGGTGTCGGTGCCTGAGGTAGAGCCTGAACATTCACCCGACCAGCCCGCCGAGTCGGGCGGCTGGCTTAATACAGGACAAGGCGCATGGCTATAACCGCTCAAGACATGGTGGACCGCTACCTGGAGGCCGAACTGACCATCCTGCAGGGCAAGGAAATCCTCTTTAACGGTCGCAAGCTGATCATGGATGACCTGGAAGAAATCCGCGCCGGCCGACTGGAATGGGAGCGCCGGGTGCGAGCGCAACAGGCTGCGGCGGCGGGGCAGCCGCCGTACGCCCTGGCGACATTCCGATGAACTTGCTGGATCGCGTGCTGGCCCCGGTGTTTCCGGGGCTGGTGGCTGACCGTCTGCGTGCTCGTAGCACGATCATGGCCTTTGAAGCGGCGCAGGCGACCCGCACCCACCAAGCCAAAAAACAATCGGCCAGTGCGGACCGCTCGCTGCAGCGTTCGGCGCGCTCTTTGCGGGAGCAGTGCCGCAAGTTGGACGAAGACCACGACATTGTTACCGGCTTGTTCGATCGTCTGGAAGAGCGCGTGGTGGGGGGCATGGGTATCGCGGTCGAGCCGTTTCCTTTGAGTTTGGCTGGGGAAGTGCATCTGGGGTTTGCGGCGCAGATCAAGGCCCGCTGGGCTGAGTGGTCATTGCGACCGGAAACGTCCGGCGAGCTGTCCCGCCCGCAGATGGAGCGACAGGTGTGCCGCACCTGGCTGCGCGATGGCGAAGCCTTGGCGCAGAAGCTCAAGGGGCGGGTGCCCAGCTATGAACACTTGAACATGGTGCCTTTCGCCTTGGAGTTGCTGGAGCCGGATTACCTGCCGTGGGAATACAACGATGAAGCCAAGGGCATTGTGCAGGGGATCGAGCGCAATCAGTGGCGCCGGGTCCGTGCCTTTCACCTGGTCAAGTATCACCCCGGGCATGCCGCCAGTTACCAACTGACCCAGGCCACCAAACGTGTGCCAGCCGAGCAGATGATTCACATCGCGCACCGCAAGCGCATCGGTCAGAACCGCGGGCAACCGCTGCTGCATGCCGTGCTGATTCGTTTGGCGGACATCAAGGATTACGAGGAAAGCGAACGGGTTGCTGCACGTATCAGCGCGGCACTGGCCATGTACATCAAAAAAGGTACGCCGGAGGACTACGCCGTCACGTCTTCCGTGAATGGCAAGTCCATCGACGCCCGCAGCATTCCGATCGGCCCCGGTATGGTCTTCGACGGTCTTCTGCCCGGTGAAGACGTCGGCATGATCGAAAGCAACCGGCCCAACCCCTTTCTGGAAGGATTTCGCAACGGTCAGCTCAAGGCTGTGGCCGCCGGCACCCGGGGCACCTACTCCAGTGTGGCGCGCAGTTATGACGGCACCTATTCCGCGCAACGGCAGGAGCTGGTCGAGGGGCAGGCAGGTTATGACCTGCTGCAGCACGAATTTATCGATTACTGGAGTCGCCCGGTCTATCGCGAATGGCTGCACATGGCGATTGCCAGCGGGGTGATCCAAGTGCCGGTCGACGTCGATCCGGACTCCGTGTTCGGCGCGATTTATCAAGGGCCGGTGATGCCTTGGATCAACCCGATCCATGAGGCCAATGCCTGGAAAATTCTGGTCGAGGCCGGCTTTGCCGATGAGTCGGAAGTGGCACGGGCGCGGCAGCGCAATCCGCAGGAACTCAAGCGTTCCCGGGCTTCGGAAATCAAAACCAACCGGGAACAGGGACTGGTCTTCAGTTCGGACTTCTATCACGAGATCTATGGAAAAACGCAAACCGATGAACAGCCAAAAAAACCTGTCGCTGATGAGGCCGAGGGCCTCGATAACCTCGACGAATAAGCCCGGTGAAAGCTGGTACTCGCTCCGTGCGGCGCAGCAGCGCGGGTTGGTCGAGGTGATGCTGTACGACGAGATCGGCGCCTGGGGCATTACCGCCAAGCAGTTCGCCCGCGATCTAGCCGCCCTGGGTGACGTGTCACAGATCAATCTGCACATCCACTCGCCGGGTGGCGACGTGTTTGAAGGGACCACCATGTACAACTTGCTGCGCGGCCATTCGGCGCGGGTGGTGGTGTACATCGACGGTCTCGCCGCTTCGATGGCCAGCGTGATTGCCATGGCCGGGGATGAAATCAACATGCCGGCCAACGCAATGATGATGATTCACAAGCCATGGGGTGGTCAGGTAGGTGATGCCGACGCCATGCGCGAGTACGCCGACTTACTCGACAAGGTCGAGAGCACGCTGATTCAGGCGTATACGCGCAAGTCGGGCAAGGCGATCGAGGACATTCAGGCGCTGCTCAAGGCGGAAACCTGGATGGATGGCAACGAAGCGGTGGCGGCCGGTTTCGCTGACAAGGTGCTTGATCCGTTCAAGGCGGCCGCCCAACTCACTTCAAAACGAATGCAGGAGTTCACCAATATGCCTACCTCGGCAAAAAATCTGTTCAATCCACGCGGTTCTGCTCCAACCCCAGCGCCCGCTCCAGCTCCAGCCCCGACACCTGCGCCGGTTGTTGATCCGGCGCCGGTTGCGCTGACCCTAGATCAGATGCGCGCCCAGGTCATGGCTGCGGATGGTGCTCGCCGTACCGCAATCAATGCCGCGTTCTGTGGCTCGCTGGTCACCAGCCACACCGAGCTGCTCAACACCTGCCTCAATGACCTGAGCTGCACGGCCGAGATGGCGCGTGAAAAACTG